ACAAGGATACTGGTGAACAACATGTCGGTGAAGCGATAAGAGAGGATTATGATGAATATAAACTTACAGACAACGATTCTACGGAATCTGCTGACTAACGAAGAGTATACTAGAAAAGTATTACCCTTCCTTGCACCTTCTTATTTCGAGGGTGTATATAAAGACCTCTTCAAAGAGGTTACAAAATTTGTATCTAAGTTCAACGCACTTCCTACTATGGAAGCATTCAAGATTGAAGTTGACGAGGGTGGTAGGTTATCTGACGCTGACTATGGTCAAGCGATGGACTTACTACCAACTATCTTTAAGTATGAGAAAGAAAACCTAGAGTGGTTGGTTGAGTCTACTGAGAAGTGGTGTCAAGACCGTGCAGTGTTCAATGCAGTGATGGAGTCTATCTCTATCATAGATGGTAAACATGCATCTCTACAGAAGAACGCAATCCCTGAAGTATTATCTACTGCACTTGGTGTTACCTTTGATACAAACATTGGTCACGATTATATCGACAACATGGATAATCGTTTTGAGTTCTATCACATGCAAGAGGAGAGAATACCCTTTGATTTGGATTTCTTCAATAAGATTACTAAAGGCGGTTTGCCGAACAAAACTCTCAACATCGCACTGGCTGGTACTGGTGTTGGTAAGTCTTTGTTTATGTGTCATGTTGCTGCCAACGCTTTAGTCCAAGGACGCAATGCACTCTACATCACAATGGAGATGGCAGAAGAACGTATCGCAGAACGTATTGATGCGAACCTGTTGAATGTACCTATCGACCAACTAGAGAATCTATCTAAGGATATGTTCACTGACCGAGTGAAAGGTATCGCAGAGAAGACTCAAGGTAAACTCATTATCAAAGAGTATCCTACAGGTCAAGCACATACGGCTCACTTCCGTGCATTGTTAAACGAACTGAAACTCAAGAAGAACTTTGTACCTGAGATTATCTTTATTGATTATCTAAATATTTGTGCGTCAAGTAGAATGAAAGGAATGGGTGGTGCTATCAACTCATATTCATACATTAAAAGTATTGCAGAAGAACTTAGAGGACTCGCAGTCGAGTTCAATGTTCCGATTGTATCAGCAACGCAAACGACTCGTAGTGGTTTTAGTAATGACGATGTTGGGTTGGAGGATACGTCCGAATCTTTTGGACTACCCGCAACCGCAGACCTTATGTTTGCCCTCATCTCTAATGAAGAACTAAATAACCTAGGTAAGATAATGGTAAAACAGTTGAAGAATAGATACAACGACCCTACCAGTAATCAGAGATTCACTCTGAAAGTTGACCGTAGTAAAATGCGATTGAGTGACGATGATGACCCTGATGAACAGATAAGTAGTGATGACACACCAGTGTTTGATAACTCTAATGCGGGCGAACGATTTAAAAATTTCAAGATGGAATAAGAAATGACTAAAGTAAAAACTATTAATGGACAAACCGTTGACTTAGAAGGAAAGCCTCCTATTGTACAGGACAACTTCTTCTATGAGACAGGTATTGATTTTGTACCCCAAGAAACTCTAGATGAACTCCTTGAGATGTCATTAAGACTTGACCCTGAGTTAGAGTTTATTGATAGACCGTGGAGAAAGATTGCATACAATAGTACTCCCCGAATTATCGAACAAGTCGTGAAGGAACACGGTGGTACTACACGTGATGCACGTGAGTTCGTAAGACGTAGATTGATTATGGCACGTGAACTTGGTACACCCGCAGATGGTGTAACCGAGATTGTAATCGACCAGTATAGACTACCGAAACGAATTGCAGAACCCTTAGCAAAACAAGTAAGTGAGATGTTAGACATCCCTCTTGAAGAGATTGACCCAATTGTACAAGTGCAGAATGAGGGTACTCTATTATATCCCCATAGAGGACATGCACGTAACTCATCTATCTTCTGTCTACTTCAAGGTAATGGAGAAGAGACTACGTGGTACAAAGAAAGTGAACCTTTCAAGACATATGACATGTATCGTATTCCTGATTGTACTAAACTATATCCAGCTGCACAAACCCATCTTAGGGAGATGAAGTGGACAACATTTAACCACTATGCATGGCATTCAGTGGCAAGAACAGAGGCACCCGAACGATGGAGGGTCAACCTAAACATTGACTTTGCATCATTATCCTATGACGAACTGATGGAGAAAATACAGAATGTCAAACGTTAACTTAATTGCTCTTAGTAAACCGTCTTCTATTACAGGTTGTAATACCGCAGAAGAACTTATTGCATATGCAGCTAGAGTGAGTAATCCCGCAAACCAAACTAATAAGAAGACATCAAAAGGACTTGTACGATATCTTATTCGTGAGAATCATTGGAGTCCTTTAGAGATGGTTCATATGACAATGGAGATTACTACGACTCGTGATATCGCAAGGCAGATTATCCGTCATCGCTCGTTTGCATTCCAAGAGTTCTCTCAACGTTATGCGTCACCCGAAGAAAGTGCGGTGCATTATAAAGATGCACGTCTACAGGATGAGAAGAATAGACAGAACTCTATTGAGACTGGGAACCTAGACCTTCATCGTGATTGGAGAAAACAACAAGAAGAAGTTGTTCTTAAATCAAGAGAAGCATACAACTGGGCAATCAAGAACGGTATTGCAAAGGAACAGGCACGTGCAGTTCTTCCTGAAGGTAATACAGAATCGGTTCTTTATATGGCGGGTTCTCTACGTTCATGGATTCACTATTGTGAACTAAGACGTGGACATGGTACTCAGAAAGAACATATCAAGATTGCAGACGAGTGTTGGGAGATTATCCGAGTACACTTCCCTGCTATTGAAGAAGCGTTAGAGTTCTAATGGAAGTCCCTATTGGCCCTATTTTTGTGACTCGTTTGAACGATATCTCAAGCGAGTTCTTTTCTATGGATTACAAGAATAATCGATATGTATCCATAAGAGATAATGACTCATACGAGAAAGGTCAAGAGTATTGTAGTGATATTGCACTACGTGAGAAGATGATAAAGTGGGAAGACCATGAGGGATTCCCCGAAGAATACTTCGCACAACCTATTTCACATATGGTAAAAGCAGACCCCGAACAGTGGACACATTTCCGAGACAAGGTTAAGTTTGATTTTGCATATGATATAGGGGCACACTCAAGTGCATTGTTATCTTACTATCCGCCTGGCGGTCATGTGGGTTGGCACACAAACTGGAATGCAAATGCATATCAGATATTGTTTACCTACAGTAAAGATGGCGATGGATACTTTAGATATTATGATAAGAAGAAAAAAGAAATCGTTACTATCCCTGACCAAATAGGATGGCAATGCCGTCACTATTACTTTGGTAGGAAAGATGAGGAAGACCATCACTGTTGGCATTCAGCATATGCTGGAGGAGAACGTTTGACTCTTGCATATAAGTTTGTTAATAAAGGATTGTATCATATACAGAATGAACAAGCTATCAAGATGCGTGATATCGCCCTCGAAGAAATAATGAAATAAGTTCTTGACAAACCCCGCTGGTTATGATAGAATGGTATAAATTTAAAACTGGAGAAATGAATGAAAAAAGGTGACGTAGTTACTGCGGTAACAATTAGTGGAGAGTATGTTGGTAAACTACTTTCTCAAGGTAATGGACGTGTTGAGTTGGAGAATCCAAGAATGGTTCTATCAGACCCGAACACAGGAAACATGGGATTCGCAAAGGGTCTAGCTGCAACAGGTGTTGAGAATCCTAAAGTCGCAACATTCCATCAAGTAGTCGTATGTCTAGGTACTAACCCTGATGTTGCGGATGCTTTCATGAGAGCCACGGGTGAGAAGACCCTAATCGAACCATCTAAGAAAATTATTACGTAGGAGTTGTTATGCCTAAAAGTGAAGTAGATTATAAGTATAATGAAGGCAACACAATTGCAGAACTTCAGAAGTATGTTGATGCAACCTATAATGAACATTATTCTAAGAATAAGTTTCAAGCGACTGAGTTCATTATTGATGGTGGACATGGGGATGGGTTCTGTATTGGGAACATTCTCAAGTATGCCCAACGTTATGGAAACAAGGATGGATATAATCGTAAGGACTTGATGAAGGTTCTACATTATGCAATCATCCAATTACATGTACATGACCACTACGATAGAGGTTAGTATGAAGAAGAAGGAACGTATTCCTTTAAAAAACGGATATGAATTTGACGCACTTACAAAGGCACGTAAATGGTATAAGTACCTAGACAGGCCAGGAGTTGTGAAAAAGATTAAGAAAGCTTACAACAAACGTATCCGAAAACATTTTAAACTGTTTGATAAGAATGATGTCAAGTATTCAGATGGAGATAATACGTGACCACAGTTGCAACAATAGGATGTAGTTTTGTATGGGGCGATGAACTCATAGGACACGACCAAGACCCACCCACACATTGGGATTCAACATTTGGTGCCCATCTCAGAAGAGAACTAGGGTTTGATAAACATGTCAATCTCGCTTGTTGTGGAAACGGGAATGCAAAGATTTTCCGTGACCTTATACAGTATCTCTCGTTACCAAAGAAAGAAGACCCTGACGTACTTGTAGTTATGTGGTCAGCGTGGAAACGTATAGAACTCTTTGAAGCAAAAGAGTCGGGATTCGAAGACCGACAAAAGATTAAACGTGAACAACAAATGACACAGTTCTCGCCCGTAAGATACGCCTATCTCAATAAGGATAACAGTGAGATTGCGGGTATGTGGTCTACGCTTGTCAATAACAATCAGACAGGTATCATTCAAACACTGGCATATATGTCCGCAATTCAACAGTTGTGTGATGCACGAGGTATCAAAATCGTACAGACGGTTTTCCATACTGCCATGGGTCAACAACTTCTTGATGCATTCTTTCGTGACGTACCTAATACAGATGTGTCTCAATGGCGTAACTGGGTGTATGAAGCTATCAAGTCTCTAAGACCTGAATGCACTTTGGGAATTCGATTCCTTGATGCTATAGATGAAGCTCAAAAAGATGACCTTGAGTACAAGGTATACATCAAAGATGGTAGAGTCAAAAACCATAAGGGTAAAGCTATCCGTGATGATAACGGTCACTTTACATTATATGAATTGGGTGTCGAGAAGGGCGATATTGCAGAGTACGGACATCCAAAAGAATTATCCCACGAACTCTATGCAAAGAGTCTTGCAAAAATAATTAAAGAAATATAAAAAAAGTTCTTGCCATTTCCTGTTGGTTCATGTATTATACACATATCGATTGGGAATGCGTGACCACTCGCCTAGGGAAGTTTGTGACTTTCAGGTGATAAGCGACAGACTCTATTGCGAATGATTAACACACCATTGGTAGAGTCGATATAAAGTGGAAAAGGTAAAAAAACAAAATCGAGAGAAGCGTCCTAACGAGTCACAGTAGCGTGACAGGAATTAGTGACCTTCCGCCCTAGGGGGTGAGATGTCGAGGCTCAACACCATTAAATTGGTCAATCCAGTAGCTCTCACTCCCTATCATGGGTGTCCCTTTTTATAATGAATGGAGTAGTGATGCAAACATTTCACGGTTCAATGAAGTACGACATGCACGGCCGCAAACGTAAGACCAATGCATGGAAGAAGGCGAAACCTTACAAACCCAAATTCAAACCCCTTGAGAATTATTCATTAGGACGTGATGGTGATGACCATCGTGAGAAGTATCCGTCCATGAGTTCTACGGGTATGAGTTACACTCCCGCAAAAGACCAGTCATATAAGATTGAGGAGTCCAAGAACTTCACAGTTGCGATTGGATATAACAAGGGTAGTTACCAAGTCATTCCTCGTGACGAAATCAAAAGTATTGGAAAATAATTCAAAATAACGCTTGCCTTTTCTTGCCCTTGTTGTTATAATAAGTGTATAAAATGAGAAAAGGAGAGAGAATGAATTTTTTACAGAAACATGGATTGTTAGATGCGGACTTCGTCCAGCCTTTGGTCTTGATGACTGTTGTTTTGATTTTAGGAGAATTGTTATGAATATATTAGAATATGGTGTTTATGAGTCATTCAATAAGAGTGGTTCATCTAGACAAGGTGAGATTACCACCACCTACGATACCCTTTTGAATCTTTTTGGTAAACCGTCTTATACAGATGCAGACCCATACGAGAAGGTATCTTGTGAGTGGGTTCTACATGTCAAAATCGAAGACGGTGAAGACTGGGTCTACAAACAGGTTTCCATCTATGCATGGAAGTACGGTAGAATCCCTACCGAAGAATGCCAGTGGAACATTGGTGGTTTCGACTACGATGCACAAGAAGTTGTTGCAACAATTATTGAAAAGGGTATTGAACCCGACTATAGTGAGGTTGAGTAATGATTAGAGTATTGTTTGGACTGTTCCTAATGATGGGTGGTGTTGGTGGAATCGAAGCCAATACCGAGGTTGCTATACCTTTAGATAGTTTGGGTATTGCAATTGCTGGATGTTTTATCGCACTATGGGGTGCAATTGATTTAAATAAGGAAAGTGGATATGAGTAAGATTGGACAATTCAATTTTGAGTGTCAAGAGATTGCTGAGAGTAATTTCAATGAGTCTAAGGATGTTGTGATTGCAGAAGTCAAGAAGACTTTTGTGAAACGTCCTGAGATGGTTTCGTATGCAACCGAAGTTGCGGTTGACCACTGGGAAGAAATCCAGTCAGACATGCGAAAGTACTTCTAGGTATAAATAGGTGTGTTATGAAGAAACAAAAAAACAAACGCATCAAGTCTCGACATGCACGGATACTATTCGACAAGGATAGTCCGTTCAAACATAAAGTGGTGCGTGACCGTACCAAATTCAAACGCAAAGAGAAATATCCCCGCAATGACGGGGATTTTTTTTGTGACCAATTGTATCAATAATTGTATACTTTTTTTATGACTTTAGACCCTGTATCTTATAAATAAGGGCATGGAAGATATAGTTAAGCTAGTCAACGAACTGGGTTTTCCTATTGCTTCTGCTTTACTGGGTGGGTTCTTTATGTTCCTTACCCTGAAATACATCATGGATGGGGTGGTATCCCAAGTTACATTTATTAATAGCATTGCAAAAGGACTCGACAATCGTGTGAAGAATATGAATCATGATATGATTCGTATGGACACGACCATGTGTGTTGTTCTTGGAATAAGACCTTCTTTGGATAGGATATCTCGAGCGGACGGTAAAGAAGACGCAAGGAGAGACTAATGCAAGAAGTGATTGATGCTGTAAAGGATTTTGGATTTCCTATTGTCGCCGCAATGGGAATGCTTTATATGATTTACTTTGTGTGGAAAACTATCACCACAAAGATTGAATCGTCATTAGAGGAAACTCATATGACATTGATTGGTCTTATTGACCGAATCAGAATGTTAGATAATGATATCATTCGATTGCAACAGAAGTTAGATACTGCGATTGAAGTGAGAGGAATGGAGGAAAAAAAAGATGCGAAAGAAAATTAGT